TATGAATTTTTAGATATTAGTACAGATTCTGATGGAAAACCTTCTGTTACAACAAGTAATAAAAGACCTATAATAGAATTTCCAATATCTAAAAAAACTGAAGATAAAACAGGAGTATTAGTTGTATGGGAAAGACCTATTAAAGATCCAACTTTTGGACAATATTATGCTTCAATTGATCCTGTATCTGAAGGAAAAACTACAACATCAGAATCATTGTGTTCTATATATGTAATGAAAGCTCCTATAGAAGTAACTAGAATAAGTGGAACAGATACTGAAACATATGTTGAACAAGATAAAATAGTTGCAGCTTGGTGTGGAAGATTTGATGATATTAATAAAACTCACCAAAGACTAGAACTTATAATAGAATGGTATAATGCATGGACAGTTATAGAAAATAATATTTCTTTGTTTATTCAATATATGATATCTAGAAAAAAACAAAGATATTTAGTACCTAAAGGACAAATTATGTTTTTAAAAGATATTGGTTCTAATGCTAACGTCTTCCAGGAATATGGTTGGAAAAATACTGGCACATTATTTAAAGCACATTTACTGAGTTATACTATAGAATATACCAAAGAAGAATTAGATGTAGAAACTAAAACAGATGGTACTATTGTAAGAACTAAATATGGTATAGAAAGAATACCTGATCCTATGTTACTTAAAGAAATGCAAGAATATGCAGATGGTGTCAATGTGGATAGACTGGTTTCTTTTGCTGCACTTGTTGCATTTATGAGAATACAACAATCTAATAGAGGCTATTCTAAAAGAGTAGTTATGGATGATGCAGCAAAAAACTTGCAAAAGTCAGAAAATTTGTTTAAATTAAATAGAAGTCCTTTTCGTCATGTTGGAGGAAATAGGGTATCAAATAGGACAGACTCTAATAGATCTGCCTTTAAAAACTTAAAGTAAAATACTATGCAAATAATTAATGCTTTACAAGCCAAAGCAGGAGCTAAAACTGAAGTTAATAAAATGGGTACTTTAACCCAACCATTACAATTTTTATCTCATAAAGAAAAAAATGAAGAATGGGCTGCATGGAATCTTGACTGGATTGAATGGCAAGGACTAAGACAGATACGTCAAAATTCTAGAAGACTTATGAAAAATTATAAGTTAGCAAAAGGAACTATTGACAAATCAGATTACATAGTTGAAGAAAATAATGAAATGAGAGACATAGTAGATATTCTAACTAAAGAAGATACATCTGCATTAGAATTAAAATTCTATCCTATTATTCCAAATGTTATTAATGTTCTAGTAGCTGAGTTTGCAAAAAGAACAACTAAGCTTACATATAGAGCTATAGATGATACTTCTTATAATGAACTATTAGAAGAGAAACGTAAAATGATAGAGGAAACTTTATTATCTGAAGCTGAAATTAAAATAACAGCTGCATTACAAGATCAAGGATTAGAACCTGAATCGGAAGAAGGCAAAGAAGCATTAAATCCTGAAAAACTTAAATCATTACCAGAAATAGAACAATTCTTTAAAAAAGATTATAGATCTATGGTAGAAGAATGGGCTACACATCAACACAAAGTTGATGTTGAAAGATTTAGTATGCATGAATTAGAAGAAAGAGGATTTAGAGATATGCTTATTACAGACAGAGAGTTCTGGCATTTCCGCATGATGGAAGATGATTATGAAGTAGAATTATGGAATCCTGTTTTAACATTTTATCATAAGTCTCCAGATGTTAGATATATTTCTCAAGCTAATTATGTTGGTAAAACAGAGATGTATACTATTGCTGATGTTATTGATAACTATGGATATTTAATGACTGAAGATCAATTAAAAAGTCTTGAGCATATATATGCTGTTACAGCTGCAGGTTACACAACTGGTGGTTATCAAAATGACGGTACATTTTATGATGGCACTAAATCACATGCATGGAATACTAACATGCCTTCATTAGCAATGAGACAATATACTTCTGCAATGAATGGTAGTGTTGTTAATAATGGAGATATAATAAATACAATTTTTGCAGAAAGTGGAGATGAATTTGTAAATTATAATTTTGAATTATTAAGAGTATCTACAATATATTGGAAATCACAAAGAAGAATAGGTCATCTTACAAAAATAACTGAAGTTGGAGAAGTTATAAATGAAATTATTACAGCTGACTATAAAATTATTGATAAACCAATTTATGATAATAGATTATTTACTAATAAATCAAAAGATAATTTATTATTTGGAGATCACATTGATTGGATATGGATTAATGAAACTTGGGGTGGTGTAAAAATTGGTCCAAATATTAGTTCTTATTGGGGTATGTCTAATCCAGGAGGGTTTGCACCTCTTTATCTTGGTATAGATAAAAATAAAATTGGACCATTAAAATTTCAATTTAAAGGTGATACTACTATGTATGGTTGTAAGTTACCTGTTGAAGGATCTATTTTTTCTGATAGAAATACAAAGTCAACTGCTTTAATTGATTTAATGAAACCATATCAAATTGGATATAACATAGTAAACAATCAAATTGCTGACATATTAGTAGATGAGTTAGGAACTATTATTATGTTAGACCAAAACACTCTTCCTAGACATTCTTTAGGAGAAGACTGGGGAAAAGGAAATTTAGCAAAAGCATATGTTGCTATGAAAGATTTTGGAATGTTACCTTTAGATACATCTATAACAAATACAGAAAATGCATTAAACTTTAATCATTTCCAAAAATTAGATTTATCTCAAACAGAAAGATTAATGTCTAGAGTAAATTTAGCAAATCACTTTAAAGCTCAAGCTATGGAAGTAATTGGAGTAAATCCTCAAAGGATGGGACAACAGTTATCTCAAATGACTGCTACTGGTGTTGAACAAGCAGCAGCAGCATCTTATGCACAAACAGAAGTTTATTTTATTCAACACTGTGATTACTTAATGCCTAGAGTACATACAATGAGAACTGATTTAGCTCAATTTTATCAATCTACAAAACCATCAACAAGACTAAGTTATATTACTAGTGCAGATGAAAAAGTAAATTTTCATATAAATGGTACTGAATTATTAATGAGAGATTTAAATATTTTTTGTAGTACAACAGCTAATCATAGAGCTGTTTTAGAACAACTTAAACAAATGGCTATTCAAAATAATACTACTGGTGCATCAATATATGATCTTGGTAGAATTGTTCAATCAGATTCAATTGCAGAAGTTACTAAAGTTCTTAAAGATTCTGAATCTAAATTACAACAACAAAAACAACAAGAACAACAATCTCAACAACAACTTCAGCAAGAACAATTAGCATCTCAAGAAAAACAAAAACAAATGGAAATTCAAGCTGCTTCTGACAGAGATGACAAATTAATTAAAAAAGATATTACTGTTGCTGAAATTAGAGCAGCTGGATATGGAGCATCAGCAGATGTAAATGAAAATAAACAATCTGACTATATAGATGCTATGGATCAAATTAGATCTACTGATCAATATCAAGAACAAACTGATTTACAAAGAGAAAAAGAAAATAATAGAATGAGTATTGAATCATCTAAATTTGAAATTGAAAAAGAGAAAATACAATCTCAAAGAGAAATAGCAGATAGACAACTTCAAATTGCTCAAGAAAATAAAAATAAATATGATTTAAAAACAAATAATAAAAATAATAAATAGGTTAGCCATATAGTGCAAAAAAAAATTATTTTTTTTTTAAATCTTTCAAGTTTAATTTGTATATTGAATTATAAACAAAAACCAACAAAATGAAAACCAACAATGAAACTGAAGAAAATCAGATACAAGATTCTACAACGGTAGAACAAGTAGATGTAAATATTGACGAACTATTTGGTATGCCAGGAGCAGAAAGTGTAATGCTTCCAGCAGATAGTAAACCAGAAGAAAAACCCAAGTCTATGTTTTCTAAGGAAAATACAGACATTACGTTCCTTGACAAGCCTATTTCAAAAGAAGAGGCAAAAGAAATTGAAGAAGTAAAAGAAACTTTTGCTGAGTTAGATAATCTAATTTCACAAGAGGAGGATGCTGGTAATAAAGGTAGACCTAAAGTTGATAAGTCAGGACTATATGACCTAGCAACTAAGATGATTGAAGAAGGAGCTTTAGTTCCTTTTGATGATGATAAAGATTTAGAAGAGTATACAACAAAAGATTTTAGAGAACTGTTTGAAGCAAATTTTCAAGAAAGAGAAAATAAAATAAGAGAGAATACTCCAAAAGAATTTTTTAATGCTTTACCAGAAGAACTTCAAGTTGCTGCAAAGTATGTAGCAGATGGAGGACAAGATTTAAAAGGATTGTTTAGAACATTAGCAGATGTTGAAGAAATAATAGAATTAGATCCAGCAGATGAAAATGATCAAGCAGAAATAGCAAGACAATATTTATATGCTACAAATTTTGGTACACCAGAAGAAATAGAAGAAGAAATATCAGATTGGAATGAATTAGGAAGACTTCAACAAAAAGCTAATCAGTTTAAACCAAAATTAGATAGAATGCAAGAAGAAATAGTAGCAAAAAAACTTGCTGAACAAGAATATAAAAAAGAACAAAAAACAAAACAAGCAAAAGCTTACACAGATAATGTTTATAATACTTTATTAAAAGGAGATTTAGCAGGATTAAAACTTGATAAAAAAACACAATCATTGTTATATTCAGGTTTAGTACAACCAAACTTTCCTTCAATTTCAGGCAAACCAACAAACATGCTTGGACACTTATTAGAAAAGTATCAGTTTGTTGAGCCAAGACATGATTTAATTGCTGAAGCACTTTGGTTACTTGCAGATCCAGAAGGATATAAAAGTAAAATTAAAAATCAAGGAGGACAACAAGTAGCAGAAAAAGTTGTAAGACAATTAAAAACAGAACAAAGCAATAAAAATAATACTACGTATTATGAAAGTGAAAAAGCAACAAAAAAGTCTCCTTCAAGAGAACCAAAAACATTATCTAGAAGTAATAGTATTTTTAGAAAATTTTAAAATAAGTAACAAATAAAAACAAAATAAAAAATGGCAACTCCAGTAATGAACAACGGCATATTCCTTCGGGATACTGCCTATGCAGCTAGTTCCCATGTGGATTCTTACCACTTGGTGAACATGCTAAAAGATGCAGAACCAATGGACTTAGGTCCAGTAGACCTTTGGGCAATGGCTCAAAGAGTTGAAATGCCT